TGAAAGTCGTTAAAATAAAATTAAATAGCATCGTGGAAATGAACAACAAACTAATAATCATAATAATAGTTATTACAGCATTTATTTGCACATGTCAAATCAAAGACCCACAAATAGTGGGCAAATTAATAGTAAAAAGTAAAACATGGGCTTCTAAGAGTAAATTAGAAGTAAACAACCTATACCGTAAAATAAATAGGTTTTCCATGAAAAACAAGCTAAATGTAATTGTTAAATTTTTGAATTCTACTATGACTACGTCATATGGATTATTTGAGAACATAGCATTTACACCACAAAACTTAGTTAGATCATTACTAGAGCTGAACATATACATCCGTGAAAATGATGTATTGGGCTTACTCAAAGATAGAATAGCAAGCATTTATAATTCAATATTATTATTGACTGACAGATGCCATATATTATTGAACACACTGTTACAGGAATTGGTGAGTAAAATAATTATGCTATTAGGCGAAAGCTGGAGCAGTATTAATATTATGTATCTTTTCATCATTATACCATTTGTTATTATGATAAGATTTAGGCACATGATATTATTACTATTTCAACTAATGGGGGTAACCCTCTGCCTAGTAATTCTAACAACTACAATAATTAAAACAATATTACATCAAATAATCATTAGACTATCATATTCTGATTGTTACGATAACATTAAAGCAGGCGGGATTTATTTGTATATAAATGACTACGCATATCAAAATGGAATTTGCCAGTACTCAGGTACTGGTTATTTCCGTCAACATATAGTGTCATTCGTTATACTAGCCTTATTATTCGTAATGGATATGGTAATCATATATTTAAATAGCACGATAGCAAATAGAAGATCTAAAATACCGAGCTATAAGAATTTGATTTATTATTGTTTGTATCACAAAACTTTGGGTTTTACCCAAATTGTAAAAATAATAATACTAAAACATCTTAACCTAATGATGACCGATATACAATATATGAGTGTCAGAGCATCATTGGTTAAATCTTTCAAAACAAAACATAAGATAAGACAGGTGTTGCAAGGGTTGAAAAATACCATGGCAACGGAAATCAAGAATAAAAGAATAGGACATAATTACGAGGCAGACTGCCGTAAGATGTTCAAGAAAAATTTGAAGAAATTACTATCAGATAAAGGAATCGACTACGTTGATTACGGTACAAAAAGAGATAGTAATGGCACAAGCATGTATTTGCATCACGGAGACCTTAGGTATAATGTTAAAACACATTATCCATTAGGTAAGACTATAGTAATGGTAGACGTTAGTGAGCATATGGATGATAAGCAATATTCAAAATTATTGATTGATAACATAGATTCTTATGAATATATCCCTACCCCAGTTAGTGAATGGACTAGATCTGCAAGACTCAACAAAGGAAACATCATTTATGACCAACAAGTGGCAAATGGTGATCAATTTATTGGTGAATTGTTTAGACTTAACAGGTGTAATTCCAACGCTATTTATAGCACCGGTTTTGCACATGTAACTGTATGTAATATCCATTTTAACGTAGGTGATCATCATCTGGTAAGACACGCGCAGGCAACTGCTGTACTACCTATAGGATTTTTTGAAGTAAAAGAACCACAATACAGAGATATATTTGGTTTAGTTTCTAATGATAAAACATTAGTAATGTACAACGGAAAATTTCATTTAATACCAACTAAGGATTATTTATCCATGGCAATATCCACAAACTATGATAGAGCTTCAACAATAAATAATACAAGGAAGGTTAAACCAGATAATTTTGACATTGAAGGATTCGCAAGAGATTCAGAGTTTAGTGGTTACATCAAGGAAAGTGGCACACTACCTTACACATATGATTTAAGATATGGTAAGTCAGTTTGCAAGGCTAAAGTAAAAATACCTACAATTACCAAAACCGACGTCCGCATTGAAGTACCTACTAAACTGAAAGATGTTGTTAGTCTTAATAAAGTACTATCACTACCACCTAAACAAACACCTAATAACGGAAACATAATGAGTTCTAGAGCAGGGCCAATTTTTGGTTCAGAACCTACAAAGAACACAGAATCAGGAGCACACGCATATATTACGAGATATTTGACTAAAGTTAGTCCCGTGCGTTATCCTCCATTCATTATGGACAGAGCTGAAGAAATGATTAGTTATATGGTGTCTAAATTGGGGAAAATTGTTCCTAGTAAGACTCACTTAAAGACCAAACATATAGATGTGGTTGAGAAAATCTCACATAACGCTCCGAAGAATAAAGAAGATATGAGTAAATGTGGAATTTTCACTAAGAGGGAGGCATACACAGGGAAAGTTAATTACAACAGAATGATTAGCAACACATCACCAGATATTGTTGCCAGATTCACTCCTTACACCGCTGCATTACACAAGTTGTTTTGCAAGAGCGTACCTTGGTATCTTCCAGGTAAGACAAATTTGTCGGGTAAGATGTTTTTGAATACTGTTGGTATTGACTATAGTTCTTTTGAATCATCTCAAGCTTTACCATTCCGTTTAGTAGAAGTATTCTGCGTTAATTTCTTTGAGAAATTACATGCGGATGATTTGCTGGATTTACTCATGAAGGAACTCAATACAGATTTTAAATTCGAGTTCAAAACTAAATCAGCACATAAAATACATCTAAAAGACAAGAATAAGCGAGTGTACATTGCTGCTTTATGCTTACGGTTATCAGGATCAGCCTGGACGACTGTAGGAAACACATTGGTAGCAGGGTTTTTACAATTTATGTATTACAGACAAGTCAAGAAATATACTATAGAAAAATCTTATGATTGTATACGTTACTGTTATGGTGACGACAGTCTTTTGATAAATGGTGAATTAAATGATTTTAGAAGATTTGCATCAGCACTTGGGTTTAATACCACTGTTGAGGCATTTAAAGGGAATTCACAGTTATCATTAGTTGGAAAGGTTTTAACAACTGACGGGAAGAAAAGTGTAGACGCTGAGCGAGTGTTGAATAAATTTTTAGTTGCATATGGAAAATATGACTATGTTACTAATTTATTTAATAAATGGTCAGGTTGCTACAATCCAAAATTAGAAGGTCCCCCAGATAATATATTTTCATCCATTGGGATGCATTGCTACAACAGATTAATCAAGACTAATAGGCTACATGTAGATGAATATGCAGGCTCAGTTGACACACATCGGTTAAATGATACATTTGAAAGAGCATTTCAAGGGAACCATGGTAAAATAATGAAACAATTCAATGATAAAGATCCTAAGTCATTAGGTGAACTAGAATTTATAAAATTAGTTAGTGAATTGTTATCACCTTACATTTCTACCATGCTTCCAGTACCACAGAAGAAAGGAGATATTGTAGCGGGCATAGACATTGTTAGAAAAGGGAATTTTAAGTTAGATCATGGCGAACAAGTCGCTAAGTTCAACAAAACAATGTGCTACGCTCAGAAGTTAAACAAGATATTAAAAGATAAAGGATTTGATAGTTTCATCAAAATTAAGAATGTTAATAAGTACATAAGTAATTTAGATAAATTGTTATTGTTTTCTGGACTAAAAGAGGAAAATATTGTGAATAGAGTGATAGTTAAGAGGAGGGTTCATGTGCCTAGGCATGGACAAAACAAGTCATTAAAATTAAAACACAAAGCAAAAAACAAAACAAGAAACACATTTAAGAGCAAGATTAAATATGAAACAAAACAAATCAAGAAAAGGAAGCAAAGCTTCCATAAGAAAGGCTAGACGCGCTCTAGCACGAAATAACAACAATAAAGTTATGTTCGAAATCAAAGAAATTAAGAAAGAATTGAAACAGAAAAAATCTAAAACGGTCAACAAAAATTTGGGAAAGAGAATACAAGTAAAAGGTATTGATTTTATACGCCAAGTTGATGTTTTCCCAGTTCAGTTATTGGATGGATCAGCGAAAGATGGTATTAAGTTAGTAGCTAAATACGACATATCACCTACATCATTTCCGAACACTAGATTAGAACTAATAAGTAACACCTATCAACTGTACAGGTTCACAAAAGTTAAGGTAACATATACATCTATGTTACCTACTGCAGTTAATGGATTATTCTTAGCATATATCGACACCGATCCAATGGATGTGCCAGAAGCTAATAATTCAACGGATTTACTAAGAATAGCAAGATCACACCAAGGTTCAGTGCAAGGAAAAATTAGAGATAATTGGAGTTTCACTATGCCTCAGAGAGACGATGATCAATTCTATTTTATTGGGCAACAAGGAGATAAGAGATTTCGAAAGATGGGTACGTTATACGTATTTCAGATAGGACAAGCAACAAAGTTTGATGGTACACCACTGACTGAGGAGCTTTCCGCAGGAGCATTAAATATACATTGGAGTTGTGAATTCATGAATCCACAACTACAGCAGTTGGATAGAATATACGACGGAGTATCAGAAAAAGACATATTAAGAGTTTACCAAAATCTAAGTTGGTATCGAGCTATCACGTCAGTATCAAATATATCTAATGCATTACACATAGCAGGAACGCGCTTTAGACAAGCAAATTTCGTATTACATAAAGATCTATTTACAGTACAAGGAGTTGGGGATTATGTAATAGTTATGCAACCTTTGAAGTTGAATTTATCAAACACGGTCAAACAGCTAAATTCTTTTGCACTACCATACAGCAACGGAAATTACAAAATACCAGGAACAGATTTTTTCACAGCATTAGCTAATGGAAAATTGGACGTTAAGAAGATTGATCAGTTTGTTAAAGACGCTTACAAATTAGTTGAAGGAGGAATTAAGATCGCTAAGAAAGTTTATGATGTTATTCAGGTAATATCACCACTTTTCCTAGCAACACAAGTTACAGGAGTTGACGTTCACGTGGATATAGAGGATCCAGACGATGTTGACATAACCCATGCACATGAATCACTACCAGTTGGAGCGTTAGTGGTACATTATGATGGAATAAATTCACCCCTCGTTCAAACATTGGTTGAATATCTGGATATAGCACACGCAGCAGATGCAGCTACTACTTTCACATATAAGTGTTTGTTCTCAGCATACAAGTTAAATAATTCAACATCTTCATCAGGAGGTGACGTACAGATAAGCTTAAACGGGAAAATAGTAGAACCATCTTTACCATACTTACCAAAGTTAACATAATTAATTGTTAGTTATTTCATAGCTAAAACTATTAATTAGGGCTACCCATAGTCCTGCCTAAACACCTGTTTAGGATGTTAAATAATTCAACATCTTCATCAGGAGGTGACGTACAGATAAGCTTAAACGGGAAAATAGTAGAAC